GGCGGCGGCGGGCTCGAGCCAAGCGCCGTTGTCGAGGTCGCGGGCCTTCCAGCCGTTGACGCCGGCGATGACGAACGAATCGCCCTGGGCCAGGATGGCTTCGATGTCCTTGCGGTCAGCCCAGAAGCAGCCCTCCGGCATGTCGTCTGGAAAACGGCCTCCACGCACCCACGACGGTCCCCAAGAATTGCAGATGAGGGCACCGTCTCGCGGGCTGCCGTTGGCCTTGTACCGAATGCCGATCACGACCATGCAGTGGGACCAGTTGCCACCTCGAGGCAGGAACCCGTCGGCGTCCCTGACGTTGGTAGCGGCGAAGCCGACGTTGGAGCAGATCGGCACCGGCATGCCGTTCTCGATTGCGGCCGCAAGGGAATCCCACGAGTCGCAGAGGGCAACGCCCTGGGCGGTGTGTTCCGTGGCCTGCTTGGCGAGGGCAGCGGGGACGCCGTTCGCTCCCCACTCGCGGGATGTCTGAATGTCGTAGGTCGTGATATCGACGCTGCCGTACTTCTGCCGGTAGAGAATGCCGCCGACGCCGGCCTTTGTTCCGACCACCCAGCGGGCCGCTGCGGCCCCGTAAGAGCCGTCGGAGTAGCCGGCGAACGTGATCGGCGGGAGCCTTCCGGCCGTCCGGCTGCCGCCGTAGATCGGCTCGGTGGCGACGAGCTTCGGAGGATCGGGCAACTCGCCCTCGGTCCAGTCCACGGCCTGCCCGACAAACGATCCCATAGCCCAACCGAACGAAACGCAGGAGCCGTGGTTGCCTTGATTCCACACCTCAAACGGCCGCCCGTAAACGGCCCGGTGTGCCCGGTCAGCGTGGCGAAACAGGAACGTGTCGCGTCCCTTGGCGTTTCGCAACACGTCAAGAGCCGCGCCCTTAAACTCAGGCTGATCCAGTTCGGCAAGGAACTCGCGGACGCCTTCCGGATTTGGCGTGTAGCCGAACCGGCTTTCGACGCCAGCGGCGATCCGGTGCGTGGCCCGCTCGACGAGCGCACCGACGATCGCGGCGACGACGACGAAGCCGATGGCACTCCACGACCACATCTGGGCTTGGCGGCGAGTCATGGAAGCCACCCGTCGAGGAGTTTGTACGACAGATCGTCAAGCCAGTCGGACGCATGGGCAAGGACGGCGGCGACAAACGACAGCGGCCAGCCGACGAGGATCACCACGAAGTAGAAGATGCAGCAGGCGACGGCCTTGACGAGGGTCATGCGGACCTCCAAATGGCAACGGCCCCCAGGGCGATCAGGGCGACAAGGCAGACCTGCATCAGATTTATGAACGAGTCGGCCTTGGCAGCCTGTTCTGCGTCCGATGTTGCCTTTGGAACGCTTGACACAGCCGCAAGGGATGCAGCCGACACATCACGCAGCCCCTTCACCCACCGGGCGCGGCCTGCGACATCGACCGGCCCGCCGTCGGTGCCCACCTCGGCGTCGAGGTAGCGTTTGATCTCATCGCGGACGGCGGGTTGCCGCGCCCCGAGCGAGACGCCGCGCGTCCGCAGCTCCCGAGCCGACCGGCGGAGATCGTCGAAGGCGGCCCCGGTGCGGAGCCGGGGCTCGGCCTGCTGGCCATCCCACTCGATCTGGCCGGCGAGCTCCTCGAGGAGGGCGGCGGTCACCCCGGCATGAGCGGCGGCATCCGGCCCCACAAATCGGCCGCGGAGATCGAGCCCGACGACCGGCGCGGGGCCGGGGGCGGGGGCGGGCGTTCCAGATTCCCGAATTGCGAACGCCACCATCGCACCGGCGGCGAGGATCGCCAGAAGCGTGAGCGGGTGCGGGCCGCCGCCTCCTGCCGCTGCCCCTGGCATCCCCAACGGCATGATGCCGGGCGGAATGATGGGCGAGAGTGGCGGCAGTTGCGGCAGCGCGGGCGCGACCGCTGGGCGGGTCCACAGCAGGTAGGCCACCGCGGCGGCGGCGAGAACGAAAGCGGTCGTCATGCGACGGGCTCCGTGATCGGCACGACGCGGAGCGGTGCCGGGTAGGTCTTGCGGTTCTTCACGATGTCCAAGCTGTGTGGATAGAACACCAACGACTGCCCGTCGTGCCGGAGCTGCACCACCTCGCCGGTGTCGGTGTCCATCCACACGACGTAGGTGATCTCCTCGCCGTTGGCGTCGTAGACCTTTGCGGCCGTCCACGGCTCTGCCTGATTCACGTCCCAGATCATGCGGACACCTCCGGGGCGGCGCGGGTCAGGACGAGGATCTGCTCGAGCGCCCCGCCGGCAGCCGAGAGAACCAGCGTCCGAACGGCCGGTCGGACGATCCACCAGATCGGCTTGGCGACGAACGGCACGCAGCTATCGGCCACCGCGTCGAAGAGGGTGCCGACGCACGACAACGCCCACGACTTCTTCGCGGCCCCGTCGAGCGTGTTGATCGTGTCGAGCCCGGCCACCGCCAGGCGGATCACCTCGACGGTCAGACTGCCGAACTCGCTGACGGTGAGCCCGCCGGCGGCCTTAAGCCTCGCTCCGGCGATCAAAGCGAGGACGGCGGATTGAAGTTGGTCGGGCGTCATGTCAGTACCCCGCTGGGCCAGTGGTTGCCGTTCCTGCGATCACGATCGAATAGGCGACGGAGCCAGTCGGCCCGGTGGCGCGGATCGTCACGGCACGTTCGGTGCTCGTCACGCCCCAGGCATGCGTCTGTTGAACGGCAAGCAGCTCGCCGCCCGGCCCGACTTCGCCGGCGACACGGCCCCAGCCGTTGGTGCCCGAGGGGCCGACGACGATCCGCGGGCCGGTGATCGTCTCGTTGTTGGCGATCCGCACGAGGCGAACCTGACGCATTGTCTGGATGCCGGTCGCGCCCTGGATGGTGTCGGCGAGCGAGAGCAGATCGAGCGTCTCGGACGCGCCGACCGCCAGCGAGCGGTTGCTCACCCACAGTTGATCGGCGATCGGACCGGAGACGCTGTTGAGCGGCATGGCCGACGACACGGAGACGGCCCGCGTCGAACTGCCGACGGTGCCCGTCTGCGTCTGCGTCAGGCTCGTGGTCGTGGAAACGATTCCGTCGAGAGAGTCAGGAGGCATCGATGTTCTCCGTGCGTCCCCGTGCTATCGCCCGCCGGACTTCGGCCACCGTCCAGCCCAGCCGGTAGGCGATCACCTCGATCTCGCGGTCCGTTCGTTCCGGTCGGGAAGTAATGCGGCCTGACTTCTCGCCCGCTGTCAGCAGTCGCTCGAGCGACACGAAGTCCCCGGCGGATGCCACCGCTTCCCGGCCGTTGGGACCGGTTCGCCAGTGCGTCGGCCGTGAGATCATGTGCCACCTCCCCCCACGCTACGGCTCACGTCGTGCCGTCCGCAGGGGGTGCGGACGCTTGGCACTCGGCGAGGCATGCCGCGTAGCCGGCGAGGTCAACGGCGTTGTCAGGGTGGGGCCGCGGCCCGAGGTCGCGGGCGAGCTTGTCGAGCAGCATGATCCGAGCCCAATCGGACGTTGTCAGCGGCCGTCGCAGCACCGAGGCGAATAGGCTGTTGACCATGCCCACCGTCCTTTGGAAATGCTCTTGGGGCGGGCCGTAGACGCGGTGGCGGTCGAGGACGGCGGCCCGTGCCGTGTCGAGAAGCTGCACGGCCACCGGCGGGCCTTCCGCCTCCTCGATCAACGTCGCCTCCGGCTCGATCTCGTCGCCGGGGAAGTGCTTCAGTTCGCGCTCGCCTTGCAGGATGTGGTCAACCGGGTATTCGCATGCCATTCGCCGCGTCTCCTGAATGTGTCGCACCAGCCGCCGAGCATCGCCGGCAAGAGAGCCGAGTGTGCCCGTCCAACAGTTGGAGGCACCGGCCCTCTGGATGCGTTGGTCGATCGTAACGAGGTCGGCGTCTGTCACGATTGGCGTACCTTGCCAGCCTGGATGCGGAAGTTCTCAACGTCGAACGAGCGGTCGGCGTGGACCGCCACGACCGCAGCGCCGTGGTTCCATTTGTTCAGCCGTGCGTAGGCGGGCCGCATGTCACACAAGCACCCTGTCGAGAAGCACACCGTCTCCGATCCCATCATGTCGGGCTCAGAGTGTGTCGAGGTGCGGTGCCCGTGGCCTTCGAGCACGGTGTGATGCAGACGCATGAACGCCCCGCGGGCTTGATTCACCGGCGAGCTGATCCCGTTGCCCTTTTCGTGCCCGTGCAGCACCGGCAACGCACCGCAGAGAATGATCCGCTTGTCCTTTACCAACTCGATCCCGAGCCGCTCAAAGCCGTACCAATTGTCGATTCCCATGATCGGGTCGTCGCTGATTTCGGGGGCGTGCTGGAATAGCCAAGATTCCCACCTCTCTTCATGGTTCCCGAGTTTGGCGACGATGCGAATGCCGGGGAACTCCTGCCGCATCCACTTCAAAAGATCGCGGCCGGCGTGCAGCTCGTTCTTAAAGTTGCGGTGCTTCGGATTCTTCTCGTGCCGGCTGATCGAGTAGAAGTCTGCCCAATCGCCGTTCAGCAGTAAGGCGTCGATCTTCTCGCCCTGGAGGTGATCGACTGCGGCCCGCAGCGCCGTCTCGTCGTGGTAAGGCACGTGGATGTCAGACAGGATGCCTACCTTGCCGACGATCCCGAGGTCGAACGGCAGCCAGGGCTCGGCCTGGCTCGGCGGCATTGCCATCAGCGTGCCGGCCGGCCGCGGCTCGCGGTGCAGTTGCTTGCTGGGGGCTTCCTTCCGCCTGGCGGACCCGCACAATCCGAGAGCGAGTCGCACCCGAGTGCGGGCCTGCTCGAGCGTCAGTGCCCCGTTCGTCTCGGCGACGATCCGGCGGGCGAGCGTCCGCGCCGGCGCGTCCGGGTGTGCCTCGACGATTCGGCGGACAATCGGCGTGATCCCGTCACCGTCATAGGTGCGGCGTCTAGCCATCGTTGTCCTCCTCGCGGGTCACCCCGAACGCCTCTAGCACGGCCGACGCCTCTTCCGCGAACTCCGTCACCTCGCCCTCGTCGAGACACCACCAGCGAGCGTGAATCAACTCGTGGAGCAGCACTTCAACGAAGTCCACGCCCACCAACTTCTCTGAGACGCGGATCGTCCCCGTCTCGTCGTTGCAGTCGCCGAGCCGGTCGGCAGGCACCTTGCAGACGCGGATCTTCCATTTCTTCGCGCCGATGTGGACCGTGCAGGTTCGCTTCGCCATGCTCGCCTCCGCGGTCAATCGTGACGGTGGGGGCGGTCACCCCGGCGGGGGTGTGGCTTCAGCCCTGGCGGCTTCAATGGCGCGGCCGACCATGATCCGGGCCGCGGTGGCGATGAACGGCAAGCCCTTCTTCTCGGCGGCTTGCCGTAGGTGCTCGACGATCTCCTCGATCCGGCGGAAGCTCTCGTCGCATCCCCAGGCGTCCATCTGGGCGGCGTAGGAATCGCAGCCGCATTTCCCGTCGTCACGGATTCCCCACCATGCCAGCGAGCGCGTGAGTTGGCAGCCAGGGCCGCAGGGCGGCGGCAGCGGCTTGCGACATTGGCGGATAGCTCCGCGGACCTTCGACACGAAGCCGCAGCGGGGGCAAGTGGCGTCGGGGGCGGAGAGGTCGCAGTTCATGCGGTAATCTCCCAGTCAAACGTACCTGTGGTGGCGGCACCGTTGGCAAAAGTGATCTGCCCTCCGGTTCCGCTCTTGATGACTCCTGTTCCGCAAATCGGCACAGGAGTGGTATTCAACCAATTCAAAGTCGCAAGAACGCACTCGGACACGCCAGAAATCGTGACCACTCGTCTTATTGACTGCGCAATTGTGCCGACCCTTATGGAGCTGGCAACGATGTACTCCTGATATCCCCAAAAACTTCCGACGCTGCACGTCAGGTCAGCATAGTTTTCCCAAAGATCGCAGAAGTTAGGAGCGCGAGTCATAACGTACGTTCCGGCCAATCCGGCCACAGTCGCTCCACCAGATAGCGATACGTTTTTGATCTCGAGGTAGATCGTGTTTGGAGGAGCACTCCCACTACACGCCGTCGCGCACGGCGTCCCCTCCTCGTAGCACTCCCGCACGATCCCATACAGAACGTGCTGCCGCTTTTGCGTGGCCCAACGGATTCTCGCCTGAACGCTGAACGTCGTCTCGACGTTCTGGCACTGCAAAGCAAACGATACCGTTCCGTCGTTTGTCCGCGGATCGGCCGCCAACGCGCCGCCCGACACCAGCGGCACCGATGCAACCGTTACAGGGCCGTCGGCCGCAGTAAAGACGCGACCATCGGGAAACACCACCGCGCCCGTAGACACGGTCACCGTGATGACGTTTTCGGTGAGCGCCGTCGATGCCGGCGGGATCGTGCCGACCCCGAGCGTGTAGCTACTCCGCCAGAAAGAAAACCGATACGTGCAAGGAAACCGCGTCCCACCGCCGTAGCTGCCGCCATCGCTGAAACCGCCGCCGACTTGCTGAAACCACGGGCCGGTCCCGTCCATGCCGTTGTAAGGGTCGGACGTGTCGTTGTCGCCCGATGCCGAGAGGTAGCCGTCGGCCGGATTGCCCATCTCAACGCCTTCAAA